ATGTCTGTTATTGCAACTATTGGAATAGGCTACCTAATTGGGGCTGTACTCTCTTTTATTATCACCTTCTTTTTAACCAAAGATCCCAGCTTAGCTATGCGCCTGCTGAGTGCTTTTCTTATCGCAATAACATGGCCATTGAGTTTCCCAATGGCCATTATATTTTCTATTTTTGGTTAGTTATTTATAGACGTATATCATACTGATATTAATTTAAAATAATAAAACCTTTTTAGAAAAACATGAAATTCAACAATTACATTACCTTAAATATATAATTCATTTTAAATAAAAATTAATAATACAACTTACTATAAGATCATATTAAAAGCCAAATTTCTGTAACAGCAGGTTTAGTTGCTTCTATTTTAATCTTATTGTTATCTACACATATCATTCTTTGATAATCACCACTCACATGAGCTTGATGTACTGCAATATTCTTTACTGGAGGTAATTGAAAACCAAAAAAGTAATTTCCCCACGTTGTTTTAAATAAAATAAATTGACCAATAATATCTTGTGTCGTCGTTACTGTTTGCCCTTGCCAAGCTTCACCTGACCATACTTTTACCATTTTTTCATATTTAGTTTTCCGATATAATTTATCACTTTCCGCCTTAGTATAACTACTCCCAATAACTGCATAATTCCCTTTGGGTTGATAATTCCCCTTAGGCTGATATTTACCATCTGACTCTGATTTAGAATAACTATAACCTGTCGCTAAATAATTGCCTTTAGGTTGATATTTATTATCAGATTCCGTTTTAGTATAGGATGCACCCACTAATGCATAATTGCCTTTGGGTTGATAATTTCCTTTTGGCTGAAAAGCCTCAGTGGCGGCTTTTTGGCTAATAACATGAGCCGTTGAGGTTCCGGTCGCTTGAGCAATATTACCTTTATCAAATTTCTTATTAAGCTCATTTTTTAAATTGGTATTGGTGGCATAATCTCCCGATGCTTGATAATTGCCTTTAGGTTGATATTTCCCATCAGACTCCGCTTTGGTATAACTATCGCCTTTATTCGCATAATTTCCCGCAGGAGCATAATTGCCTTTGGGTTGATATTTAGTATCAGATTCCGCTTTTGCATAGCTATAACCTTCCGCTTGATATTTACCCACCGGCTGAAAACGCTTATCAGCCTCAGCTTTGTTATAAGCACCCACTTCATTCGCGGTGATATCAGCTTTTAGCTCAGCCCATGCATTACCGGCAATAGGCTCAATATTATTATTCTCAATTTTAGACTGCCATACCTTATTGTTATGATAAACCACACTACGAATAGCATAGGGTTTGCCCGCTTCTGACCATTTAGCAAAACCTTGTAATTGCATTTCACCAATAGACTCGGTGATATCGTGAAATAGGCTATTCATTTTTTCACGTTCAATATCTTTTGCCGCCGGATCAGTGACTTGGTCACGCTCATAATCATAACCGTAACCTTGAGTATAAGATACTGAGCCATCTGTTTGGATCTCAACAGGCACAACTGTTTTATCCCCTTGCGTTGCAAAGGGGATTTTAAATATTTTAGTCATAGGATTTATTCTCCGAAATTACTCTTTAAGAAATTTTTACGATATGAACCATAACCAAATGCTTTTTTAGTTATGATGCGATATTTGACGCCTACGCCAGAAGGACGTGGCATTAAATCGAAGTTTTCTAATAATAAACGTAAGCGTTCATCGGGATTAAAATTAAAAACGTAATACATATACGTCATATCAAAGGGATCAAGTACAAATACTTTACTTTCACCCCGCCAGAAAAAACGTTTTAAAAATTGATTAATATTGGTGACCGTCGGACTTTGGGTGAGATTGAAATAACGCATTCTTATCAACATTCTTTTTTGATCTAACGTCAGTGATAAGGTGTAATCGGTATTGCGTCGAAAATTTGCGTTAAAATTAGCTTTCTTTTTACCAAAGCCAAAACCTATTTTTGTTTTCTCACTTGGGGAAATATCAATGCCTAAAGGCACATCTAAAATACGCGCCCAGACTGCTAACCCAAAGTCGTTGGCGGTATCAATATTAAATATATCGCGATACCAATTTTGCCAAAATAACACGGTGGATTGGTGAAAATAGTCTGCCTTAAAATGAGCCAGTGGTTTTAATTTATCGGCATTTTCATATTGCCAAAGTATCGCTTGTAAAAGATCGGAATGATAATCAAACTGTTGAATATTCATACCATCACCACTTGTATCGCCCCTTTAGGTAAGCGGGCAATTTGATTAATGGCAATGGGAATTAATGCTACATGCCAATTTTTTCCATCTGTTGATAACTCAACTTTTGTGACAAATAAATGTGGCTCCACAGCATTGACGGCAGCGGAGATCTCAAAAGGAGAGACATCTCGCCCTACCACCAGCCCATTATCCCCCTCTATCTCTCCATGACTCCATTTTTCTAGTGCATCAGGAATAATGGTTTGTGCATCAAAAGAGGATTTTTTAACGGTAACTTTGCAAAAAATCGTCACTTCTTTTGGTCGTGAAAATTTAATCGGATATTCTTGACCACTTGCTGGCTCTAAGAGATTTATTTCAATATCACCATTAAACGCCGCACCTATTGTTTTCGTTCTTAATAAAACATTGGCTATTTCATGGCTGTCTCCCCCTTCAACACAGACATAAATGCTATGTGGCAATAAAGAAATACCATCGATAGTTAATGTTTTATCAGTGAAGTTTTCTCGAAAAGAGAGAGAGTTAACCCCGGCTAATTCATAGAGGGACGATGTAATAGCTTGGGCAACACTGATGGTATTTTTAGCGAGAGTCTGTTTACGCCGACGCCTGGCTTTAATATCAGATTCTGCATAACGGCCAATAATAGCGTGCGTGGTATTATTGACTTTTTCCCAGCCTAATACCGAACTTGCCACTTTATTTAATTGCCCAATACCACAAGTGATAGGCCCGTACTCTTTAGCGCGCATATCCCCAGTTATTTTTCCAGTGTCTGCGATAATAAGAGAGGTTAATGTTTCAAATACTGCGCCATTTATCGTTAGAGCTTGTGAACCTTTAGGGATAATGGTGCCGGGCACTCCCATAAATTCCACATTACTTAAATAGGAGTGTGTGGCATTAATACGCTCTCCTCCCATTAACGCCCATATTGCATCAAGAAAAATACCCCCAGCAATATCGGGATTAATTTGATTAGCAAGTTCGGCATTATTACGCACAATGGCATCGCGATTTTCAATTTCCATTGTTGCCAAAACCCCTTGGGGCGTTTCTGGCGATAAATTGATTGATTGCCCAAAGACAGTGCGAAATTCGTCTTCTACCTCCTTTCGTAGCGCTGCCGTATCAGGAACAATAACACCTTTATTATTAATATATCGATAATCAGCCATGTAATGTAAATCCTCCATATATCGTGCGTATATCCGCCTGATATTTCAGTACGCCATTATCTAAAAAGGCATTAAAATGGCTGATAGCCACAACTTCCTCAATTTCAGCCAGACGTTGTCGAAAAGCCATTTCAAATAAAGGAATATCAACTTGACGGCTAAATGTTGCTGACCAATAAGGAATACCTTTATCTTTTTTATGCAACATCTCTCCACGAACCGCTTTAATAAAATGCTGACAAAGGTTTTTTACTGCTTCATCATTATCACAAATTTGCAGATCACCTTTAGCATCAATCACCAGATCATTATGCTGGTTTATAGCAAATGTCCTCATATTGGACTCCCTGTGTTATCTTTGCCTGCTTGTACGCCACTATGGCGATGGGTTGAACCGATATCTTTCCCGTTGTGACGCATCACGCCCCCTTGAGAATCACTATTTCCATTTACCGCATAATTACCATTTACTGTGACATTGCCGGTAAATATCGTTTCTCGGGCATTGATTTCATACTTGGGGGTTTCCAGTACAACTTTATCGTTATGAAGAGAAAAGCAGACAGAACCATCCATTGACTGAATAACCAAAGCATCAATATTTTTTCCGTCGATCACCCAACCTTTTAAGGTGTCAGGAAAAAACATCGCATCACTAAAGGTATGTAATCGGGTGGTATTAGGTCTATCCTCTAGACCACCGCGTTGAAAAATAAGGCTAATATCACGATCATTAGCTTTTAACCAACCAAAATCTCCCGCTTTAATCGGTGCTCTAATAAAAAAACCTCCGCCACCAAAGCGAAATACGGGAATATTTGCAACGGGTGCTCGTGAAATAGTTTGATTATCCGTGGTTAACATCATCACCAGTGGTTTGATCACGGCTCGATTGCTTTTTTCATCATAATCAATGACTGTTGCGGGCAACATATCATCCGTATTCATCATCAAATGGCGAAATGCGGACGAGAAAGCCCCTGCCAGTGAACCAACACTCGCAATATCGTTATTGGGTTTACTCATAATTAAGCTCGTTTACAAATTGCGGTATAGTTGAAATCAGCCTCATGTGAGGCAACACTAAACGCCAATTGCTCAATGATATAATCACCATTTAATGAAGGGTTTAATTTACTCTCAAGGCGAAGCATTCCACCAAGCTCCGAGGTGCTATCAATCAAGTAACTTACGGTTAACCCACTTTCTGTCGCTTTGGGAATGCCAATCATGCCTGAATTCATATTTAAAATACGCAAACGGCTTTTTAGTGCTTTGTCGTCATCTTTTACAAATAACGTATCATCATCAATAAAGGCTTTAACGTCCCCAGCTTCCTGTAAACGTTCTATTTGATGCAATGCTGAGCCACAATAATACCAATTAGCAATATTCTTATCGGTAGCTTGAAAATCTAGTTTCACCCCACAGTCATCAGCAATAGCCAAGGCTATTTCACTCAGCCTGCGCATTGTGCCGCCACTGGAAGAAATAATTTTTCCCGCGCTTTGATGACTAGTTTTTGCCGATAAAGTTAACGTCACATCAGGAGGTGAATCTATTTCAGCACTGACAATATCGCCAATAAACAAAGAGAGTAATCCGGTATTAACTCGGCCGACCTCCAAATAGAGTCGTCGCGTTTGCTTATTGTTATTATAGGGACTGGTTTCTGTCAGCAGATAATCTCTTGTTTGTGCATTTAGCCCTGAGATAGTGACATTACATTCATTTTGTAATGGATTGGCATACTTTGTTCCACTGGCTGAAATACGTAATCCTTCATACCATTGAAGCCGTTCTCCGACTTCAATTCCGAGCCTTATTCGTCGAAGATCCATCTTCCTCACTCCAATACACTAATGATTGCGTCTTGGTAAATTCCTCATACCAAGGTAATGCATCATGCTCTGTTAAAAACATTAAATTAATTCCCTGATTTAAATAGCGATAAGGAATTATCGGTGTATTAGCAACAAGGCGCATTCCTGTAATAAGTATTTCGCCTTCTCGCTCGATATCACAAAACATGGTTTGATTAGCCACTTTAAGCGTTAATTGCCAATTCACACCGGCTATTGCTACAGAAAATCGTTGATTAGGAATGGCTTGTAATGGTATTTCTTGCATTTTTTCTACCTCCTAGCCCTGTTTTTTTCCTATTGGCATGGATTTTTTACTTTTCACATTTCCTCGATTAATCGTTGAGGATTGCTTAGGTTTTTTAGTCGATTTAGCTGATTTTTTATTGTATTCAGGCTCAATGCTTTTCCATTCAATAAACTTCAGTTTTAACTCAATAGCGTCTACTTTTGACGGATCTTCATCATGACTAAGACTTTCTAATAGCATTGGTTGATAGGTACTAACACGTGTTTGAATACCCACTAACGTATTTTCGTCATATAACTGTTTTATAGTGGCATAAGCATTAGCAATATCACCCGTTAACAATAAGCTGATACTGATACTGATGGGGTTGATCACCACATGGTCACTTCGGCTTTCCCCATTTTCTACCGTAAATGTAATCGCTTGGTGGCTATCGTCTATGGTGACTTGAGTTGGGTTAACACTATCAAACAATGTGGTAAAAGAGGCTAAATCAAAAATTCTAACTTCCGTTATCATAATTACACCCTCCAGCCACTAGAGTGATTCTGCGATATATTTTTAGCTTCTTGCTCTGTATAAGATTTCTTGATTTCTTTAACCACCTCCGCACCATTTGTGGCTTGAGTTTCAATTTTGATTTCACCAATTTGCACATTACTTTCGTTTTTAATGCTTGATTGATTACTGATCATTTGACTGGTCATCGGGTTTAAACTGTTATTTGACGATATTGCTAATCCGTTATTTAACGATTTAACCTCCTGCATAGGACTATAATATCGTGTCGCTGTTTGAGATTGTGGCAAGATATAGTCAAGCTCCCCCTCATTTGTTAATCGCCGCTCTACCTTTTGCACCACACGAATTTCTTTTTCTTCGTCGTCCATACCGAAAAAGCTTTTGGCTGATTGCCATATATCTTGTATTAGGTTGATTTTTTCATCGACAAAATCCAATATCTTTTCAACACAGCCCCACATCCATTCAAATAGGCTCACCACTGAATCAGAAACAAAAATAAAGATATCAATAATGGATTGCCCCCAAGCAATAAGATTATTAATCCCTATTTCTAGAGTCTGTATAAATTGATTAAATGAGTTAGATATTAGATCCCATGCAGCAATAACAAAATCAGCAACAACAGTGACAGCCTCTTTTAAATATTCAAAGAATGATTGCCATGCCTGCCATATCGTCATGATCACACTTTTTAATACTGGGTATTTTTCTAATATACGGCCGATCATGGAATCGTTACCGTTAATAAAATTCATAATATCGTCATAGACGAGTTTAAAGGCGACACCTAATAAACCAATCACCGTTGCAATAGCAATAATAGGTAATGCCATGGCAAGTGTCGATGCGGCAGCAGAGATCATGACGGGTAAATAATAAATAGCAACAGCGGCGCCGATGGCGGAGAAAAAGCTAATCACAATATCTTTATTTTTCACACAAAAATCGACTAATTTATCAAACCATTCCATACCTTTTGCCAGCGTAGGAATAATCATATCTAAAAAGTTATTTTTGAATTGTGCCGCTAATTGACTAAATTTATGTATTGTGGCATTGAGTTGGATCGCACTTTCAATACTGTCGTCGTTGATACCTGAGAATTGTTTTTGTACCCCCATCGTACGCTCTAGCTCTTGACGACCTTTCATCATTAATTCGATGGTTTTATCATCAACAACACCTAATTTTTCCAGCTCTTTTTGGGCATCATCAAAACTCATATTTTTAACGTTATCAGCGACCTGTAAAAGCTGCTCTATGGGATCTTGCGTATCGTCAAACGCAGTTGCCATAGCGGCTAAATCCGCTTGAGCAGCTTCTTTCGTGCCACCAATTGCAGCCATCGCACCTGAAAAAGCGTCAATATCAATCGCCGCAACCCCCATTTTTTTACTGAGTTTATCTAATGATTCGATTTCTTGAGAACGTTCAAGTGACGCAGAAAATACCTTTTGTAACGTCCCCATAATATCCGTTGCACCTATGGCGTTTAGGATAAAATCTTTCATTTTATCGACGGTTTGCTGATAACTTTTCCCAGTTTCATCAACACTACTGCTTAATCGACGTTGAGCTTGAGCTTCTTCTATTGCCGCTTTAATACCTTGGGTTTGCATGGTGCTGATAAATTGATCGTAATCGGCACCTAGATTTTTAATCACCTCATCAATAACTAATTTATTTTCTTTATTTTTCTTTTCTGCCTCAGTTAATAAAGTTAATTCATTATTTAATGAAGCAAGCTGATCTTCCATTGCCTGATATTCAGCATTTAAATTCGCAAGATGACTTGCATCACTATCCACATCATTGCTAAGCAAATTTCTCGTGTAATTTAATACTGACATCGCATCTTTTAGAGCGTCAATGCTTGACGTAATTGAATGGATCTTCTCTTGTGTTTCACCACTATTTATTTCAATATTTATGGGCTCATCAAGCGATAAACTCGTCAGCCCCGTTAAGATATTTTGCAAAAAAGTATCAAATTCTTGAGTACTACTAAGTGCCGTTTTAACGATTTGTTGTATCGAATTTTCAACAGTTTCAGAGGCTTGAATAATTTCTTGGTTGTCCACCGAAAGGTTTATTTCAGGCTCCAGTGATAATTCGTTAAAACTGGCGGCTATTTCTTGAACAAAGGCAAAAAAGCGATTAATACCTGCTGATGCGCCCTGCTCTATTTTCTTCATTTCCTCAAGAATTTCGTTGGTCGATTTCCTGATATTATTTAATGCGTTATCAGATACCTCCGCGTCTAACGTCAGTACCTGACTAAATACGGGTAATAGCGACATTATCTCTCCTTGGACGCCGCTAGCGCCTCGTTATAACGATTGGTAATCGCAATTTCCCACAGATCAAAAGCTTCCTCTAAATCTATGGTTGTTTTGAGTTCTGTGAAAGAGGCGAAGCCGGCTGAGATGATGACGGCAAAGAAGCCATCAGCGTTTTTATA